ATTTATATCAGGTGGTTTTAAAGCACCAGGTTATGAACCTCTTAAGAAATCTCTTGAATTAATCGAGAAAATAATTCAAGATAAAATAAATAACGGTGATTTCCGTTTAACATCTTTAGACTCTCACGAAATCATATGTATTTCATCTGATGCAGTACTTAGTGCTGGTGTAAGAAGAAGTGCTTTGATTTGTTTATTTGACAAAGATGATGATTTGATGATTAATTGTAAAACTGGTAACTGGAATGAAACAAAACCTTGGTTAGCTAGAGCAAACAATTCAATTAAATTAATTAGAGGTCAATTTACAAAAGATGAATTAAATAGTCTTAAAGAAAAAGTTAAAGAATTCGGAGAACCAGGTATTGCAATTGTAGATGATGAAGATTTTACAACTAATCCATGTTTTGAGATTGGTTTTATCCCAAGAAACTTAGAAACTGGTAAATCTTGTATTTCATTCTGTAATTTAACTGAAATTAATGGTGGTGAGTGTGATACTGAAGAAAAATTCTATGATGCGTGTAAAGCAGCAGCTATTTTAGGTACATTACAAGCTTCGTATACCAATATGCCTTTCTTAGGTGCTGATACTGAAGGATTGATTAGACAAGAGGCTCTAATAGGTGTTTCAATAACTGGTATTATGGATAATCCAAGTATTTTATTAACACCAGAAATTCTTAGAAGAGGTGCTGAAATTGTTAATGAAATAAATGAGTTAATCGCAAGAATTATAGGTATTAATCCAGCTGCTAGAACAACTTGTATCAAACCATCAGGTAATGCTTCAGTGTTATTGAAAACATCTAGTGGTATTCATGCAGCGCATGCAAGAAGATATTTCAGAATCATGCAAATGAATATGAATACAGAAATGGCTAAATTCCTTAAAGAGTTTAACCCAGTTATACTAGAAGATTCTGCTTGGAGTGCTGCTGGTAATGATTATGCTGTATATGTTCCAATAGAAGAGAAAAATGGTGTTATAACCAAAGATACTTTAAGAGATGTTGAATTTATGGAATATGTTAAAATAGTTCAACAAAACTGGGTATTACCAGGTACACACAAAGATAGAGGTCACTCAAACAGAGTAACACATAATGTATCAAATACAATAACAGTTGAAGATTGGGACACTGTATTTGATTATATTTATGATAATAACGAATATTTCTGTGGTTTATCATTTCTAGCTGATGTAGGAGATAAAGTTTACAAACAAGCCCCATTTACTAAAGTAATGGATTTTAATGAACTTATCGAAACATACGGTGAAGGAGTTATCTTTGCTTCAGGATTAATTATTGATGCATTACATGCATTTGATAATGATTTATGGGATGCTTGTAGTGCAGTAAAAGATAAAAGTTTTACTTTAAGTGGTAATAGAATCGATGTATTAGTGAAGAAAGATATCATAAACCGAATAAAAAAATTCAGTAAAAATTATTTCAAAGGTAATATGGATAAAACCATTTATTGTTTGAAAGATGTTCATTTATTCCATAAATGGAAATCAATTCAAAGAGATTTTAAAACTATTGATTTTGAAAAATTAGACATGAAACCGTCATATACTAATGTTAGTGAAATGGGTGGTCTTGCTTGTAGTGGCGGTGCATGTGAATTAACTTTCTAATTATGTTTACGTATTTATCTAAATATGATTGGATTTATTCACTGTATGTAATAAACCAAATTAATAAAAATAAAAAAGGACCTATATAGGTCCTTTTTTTATTTATTTACTTTTTAAAAATAAGATGTACCATATTTATAGTTAAACAAAAAAATTAAAGGTATGGCTAAGAAATTTATAAACATAAAATACCCATTTAAGAATGGTCCTAACGGCTTCTTTTTACAATTGAATGATAATGATGCTGATGCTATTAAAAGTGACTTATTACACATTATTTTGACTAGAAAAGGGCAAAGGTTATACCGACCAGACTTCGGTACTGATTTACTAAAATTTATTTTTGAACCAGAAGATGGTATGACACTAACAGCAGTGAAAGCTGAAATAGTTACAGAGGTTAGTAAATATTTACCACAAATAAGTATAGATAACGTATTAATTGAAGAATCAACAGATACTGAACATCTTGCTGTATTAACTATCAATTTCACAATAACAGATTCAGTATTTCAAACAACAGATACTGTAGTAATAAATTTATAAAATTATGGCTAATCAACGTATAAGTTATGGAAGTAGAAACTTCGCAGATATAAGAACTGATTTAGTTAATATGGTTAAACAGTATTATCCAGATATCTACAATGATTTTAATGATGCATCTATTGGTATGATGTTATTAGAATTAAATGCAGCTGTTGGTGATATGTTATCTTTTAATACTGATAGAATGTTTCAGGAAACACAAATTGATTATGCACAAGAAAGAAAATCAATTTTATCTATCGCTAGAACTTTTGGATTAAAAATACCAGGTAAACGACCTAGTGTAACTATTGTTGATTTCAGTGTTACAGTACCAGTTTTTGGTGATACATTTGATATTTCATATGCACCAATAATTAGAAGTGGCTCACAAGTATCAGGTAATGGTAAAATATTTGAAACAACAAATGATATTGATTTTTCAAGTCCGTTTACTATAGGTGGTATTCCAAATAGAATAATAATACCTAATTTCAACTCAAATAATACATTATTGAATTATACTATAACCAAAAGGGAAATAGTTGTTAATGGATTTACTAGAACATTAAAAAGAGTTATTACAGCATCAGATGTTAAACCATTTTTAGAAGTTGTTTTACCTGAAGATAATGTTTTATCGATAGAATCAATTATAGCATTACCTGGTTCTAATTTTACAACTGACCCAAATTTAAGTCAATTCAACGACCCAACATTAAAATGGTATGAAGTTAGAGCGTTAGCTGAAGATACAGTTTTTGTTGAAGATACTTCACAGATTAGTGATAATTCAGGTATAAAACCAGGTAAATATATTACAGTTACTAAAAAATTTGTAACTGAGTATACAGATTTAGGTTTTACTAAAATAACTTTTGGTGGTGGTACACAAGATACAAGTAGTCTTAATAATTTTGATAGTAATGAACAATTAGTTAATCAAATTGGTGATTTAATAAATAATCTTTCATTAGGGGTAACACCAACCGCTAATACAACAATGTTTATCAAATATCGAGTAGGTGGTGGTTCAGATACTAATTTAGGTCCAAATGTTTTAACAACATTAGGGTTAGTTAATATTAGTGTTAATGGTTCAGATGCACAAAGAAACAACGCTGTTAAAAATTCATTAAAAGTTAATAATTTATTTCCAGCTATAGGTGGTAAAGATATGCCTACTGTTGATGAGGTTAGAAATATGGTTAAATATAATTTTGCAGCTCAAAATAGAGCTGTAACGATAAAAGATTACCAAACATTGATTTCACAAATGCCAAGTAAATATGGTGTTCCATTTAGAACTGGTATTTCTGAAACACAGAATAAAATAAATGTTAGTATTTTAGGGTTAGACCAAAATAGTAAATTGACTAATGATTCAACAAGTACTCTTAGGGATAATATATCAACTTATTTAAGTGATTATAGAATGATGAATGATTATGTTGAAGTAACAAATGGTAGAATAATAAATTTATCATTTCAAATAGATTTATTCGTTGATAGAAATCAACCTCAATCTCAAATAATATCTCAAGTTATTAATGATGTAACTGTTTATATGGATATTAATAAGTATCAAATGGGTGAAAATATTTATATAGCATCATTAATTGAAATTATAAATAATGTTGGTGGTGTATTAAATGTTTTAGATGTTAGAATTTACAATAATGTTGGTGGTAACTATAGTGTTAATGAAATTTCACAATCATATATTGATAAAGCAACTAGACAAATTGATTTAACAGATACTTTTACATTACATGGTGAACCAGTTAGTCTTTTTGAAGTAAAATTCCCTACTAGTGATATAGCAGTTAGGGTTAAATAATCTTTCCTTATCATATTAAAATCATATATTAAACAAAAATAAAAGATATGTCAAAATGTAATTGTAAAACAAATCCAAGTGATTCAAATTTGGAAAATAACCCTAGTTCATCAAATAAATTCTGGTTATATTTAGCTAAAAGTATAGGTTTTATTATTAGTTTAATATTATTACCATTTATTAACCTTATTA